ATTATTTAGCTGTAGCACATGATACATCACCTTATATAACTATATATAAAAGAAGTGGAGATACATTTACTAAATTAGATAATCCTGGTACATTACCTACAGGTAATGGTTATGGGTGTTCTTTCTCATCAGATAATAATTATTTAGCTATAGCACATGATACATCACCTTATATAATTATATATAAAAGAAGTGGTGATACCTTTACTAAATTAGATAATCCTGATATATTACCTACAGGTATTGGTAGAGGTTGTTCTTTCTCACCAAATAATAATTATCTAGTTGTAGGACATTATGGAACACCATATATAACTATATATAAAAGAAGTTAACTTATTAATAAAATACTAGTATATTACTAGTATTTTATTTTAGTATTTTTATTAATAATAAATATATATTATTATAATAGATTAAATATTATTCCCACCAATAAGGGGAAATAAATATACTTATTGGAGTAACATTAATGTTATTATATGAGTTTAAAATGAAAATTAATGTAGGTAAAAAAACTTATGTTTCAGATTTATCATTAACATGTATTGAAGACGTTAAGACTTCAATTATAGTATTTATAGTTGGATTATCGATAGTTTACTCAACATATAGTTTAATTTCATTTATCTTTTAGTTATTTGTGGAAAAATAAATTTATAAAAATAAGAGAACTTTTTAATAAGGTTCTCTTATTTTTTTGTATTAAATTATAATTTTATTTATATATTATATTAATAAATATAAATAGGGAGGTTTTTTATTATGGGAAAAAATAAATTATATTTACCAGTTGGTTATTTAGGAAAAGATGAAAAAGATAAAAAAATAATAGAAATGTTAAAGATGCAGGAAGATATTATAAACGATAAAATTCCAAAAATTGAAGAAATATTAACTGAATTAGATTTGTCAATAATAAGGTTAAGGGTTCAAGGTAAGTCATATAAATCTATAGGTGATACTTTTGGATTATCAACAGAACGTATTAGGCAAAGAGTGCTTAAAACAATAAGAAGAATAGGTTTACGTTGTTCAAATAAAAGTATATATAGTGAAACTAATAAATTAGACCATATTCAAAATTTGTGTTTAAGTACTAGAGCTTTTACTACTTTATCAATAAATAAAAGAAATACTATAAGTGAATTAAAAGAAGTACTTTCACAATTTGATAATGATGAAGATAAAATTAATTTTTTGATGGGATTCAAAAGATGTGGTAAAAAATTAGCAAAAGAGATAATAGATAAGTTAAATGAACATAAAGAGATAAATAATTGAAATTAATTAATAAGAGAACCTTTTAATAAGGTTCTCTTATTTTTTTATATTGGAGGTCATAATATGACTTTTATTAAAGCTAAACATACTTCAATCATTATACCTAATTATAATTTAGGTGATAATTTAACATTGGAACATAGTTTATCAGTATGGAATGATAGTTATCATAAATATGATGAAAAAGGATTTTTTTATAATAAAGATACTAAAGAATTATTATTACCAAGGGGTTTAGATTTAGGTTATTTAGAAAAGATTTTTAATTTAAATGTAGATATTGATTTTAAACCTGATCCATATGAAATAGTTTCATATAGATTAAAAGTAGAACCTAGAGATGATATACAAAGAAAATCTATTTGTTTTTTAATAGGAGAAGATGAATTCTCATATACTAAGAAGTATTCTCAATTAGCTTTAAATCTACAGACAGGCGAAGGTAAGAGTTTTTGTGTTATAGCAGCTCTTTCATTTATGAGAACAAAAGCTATTATATTTACACATGTTAACGCATTAAAAAAACAATGGATAAAAGAAATTAAAAAGTTTACTGATGTAACAGATTCATTTATATGTAATATTAGTGGTGGGAGTATTATAAAAAAAATATTAAAATCTAATAAGTTACCTTATAAAATATATCTTGTTAATCATAGAACTATTAATAATTATGGTGAAACACATGGTTGGGATAAAGTGACTGAATTATTTCAAAAGATTAAAGTTGGAGTTAAGGTTTATGATGAAGCCCACTTTGAATTTGATAATATAATAAAAACCGATCTACATACTAATACTAAAAAGACTATTTATTTAACAGCTAATTTTGAAAGATCAGATTTTAAAGAAAATAAATTATTCAATTTATGTTTTAAAAATATTGCTAAATATGGTGTCGAAACAAGACATGAAAAAAGAAAACATATTGTATATTTAGGTTTATTATTTAATAGTAAACCTGATTTAATTAATCAGGCTTCTATAAAAAAAAGACATGGATTTGATAAAAATATTTATATTGATTATCAGATAAAAAAAGGAAAGATATTTGATGTATTATATTATATAATATTTTATTTTCATGATAAAGAGGGTAGGATGTTAATTTTATCTTCTAAAATAGAATCCACTGAAATAATAGCAAAATATTTAAAAGAAGAATTTCCTGAAAAAACTGTAGGTGTTTATAATTCAACTATAAGTGATGAAGATAAAGTTAAAGCATTACACTGTGATATAATAAGTTCAACCCCTAAAAGTTTAGGAACTGGATTAGATATACCTGATTTAAGATTTATTATTATGACAGAACCATATAGTTCATCTATAACAGCTAATCAAACATCTGGAAGATTAAGAGAATTATCTCCAGATTTATATGGTTTTTATATTGAGCTAGTTGATATAGGGTTTAATAAGGTATTAAGTCTGTATAAAAATAGATTAAAAGTATTTAAAAATAAATGTGTTAAATTAATTCAGTTGAGATATGATAAATAATATAGTACTATCTTTTTATTTTTATAAATAGTATAAATGATTAAATATAAAATTTATTCATTGAAAAGGGTAATGAAATGTATAAAGAAAAATTCGTTATTAAAATTAAATTATCAAAAGAACAAAAAAATTTAGTTGGTAAAAGATTCGATAGATTATTAGTATTAAGTGAAGATAAAAGTAATAAATTGAAGAAACATAAAAAATATATTTGTTTATGTGATTGTGGTACTATAAAATCTATTATAGGACGCTCTTTAAATGAGGGTTCGATTACAAGTTGTGGATGTAAACGAAAAGAAGGACGAAAAAGGAAGCTAAATAAATATGAATTTAATGATAATTATATCATTGGTTATACATCCAATACTAATAAAGAATTTTATGTAGATTTAGAAAATTTTAATTTAATAAAAAATTTTACATGGCAAGAAAATAATAAAGGATATATTATAACACAAGTTAAAAAAGAAAATTTAAACTCTAAAAAAATATCTTTACATCATTTAATATTAGGAATTGAAAATGGTAAAGGTATAATAATAGATCATAAAGATAGAAATAGAGCTAATAATAGGAAATATAATTTAAGGATTGCTAATAGTGCACAAAATAGAATAAATAGTATAATAAGGAAAGATAATAAATATGGATTCACTGGAGTATATAATAGAGATAATAGATTCTATTCAAAAATTACTGTGGGAGGAAAAGATATTCATTTAGGTGGTTTTGATACTAAAAAAGAAGCTATAATTGCAAGAATAAATGCAGAAATTAAATATTATGGTGAGTTTTCTAAATATTATAATAAATTAATAATACTTTAATAAAAAATAATAAATTAAATATTTAATATGAAATAATATACTTTTTATATTGAATTAGTTGATATTGGGTTTAATAAAGTTTATAATATGTATAAATCTAGATTGAAAATATTTAAACAGAAATGTGTTAAATTAGTTCAATTAAAGTATATAGAATAATGTGTATAATTTAGATAAATAAATATATATTATTTAATAGAATAAAAAAATATTAGGGGGTAATATGATGTATTCTTTTTCTGATTATTTGGTTGGTAAACAACATCTAGAATTAGGTCTATTGTGTCAAGATAGAGCTAAAAATGGTATTATTGGTGATGTTAACTTTATAGCTGTTGCTGATGGTGTCGGTTCAAGAAAATATTCAGATCTTGGAGCAGATTTAGCTATTAGTGCTTGTGGAGAGAGCCGCTTTAAAATTTGATGATTGGGTTGAAAAACCTAATGAAACAGGTATTAGTTTTTTAAACTTTATAAAAAGACAGTTTAAAAAACATGCCAATAAATTAGGTATATCTGAATATAAAGATTTAGGATGTACATTATCTTTTGTTTTAATAAAAGGTAATAAACATGTAATCTTTATGGTTGGGGATTCACCTGCTATAATCATATTTAAAGATAATACAACGGCTGTTTTTGAAGAAACAAATCAAGACTTTGCTAATGTAACTACTAGCATTTTATCATCTTCAGCACAACAAGATTTAAGAGTAATAATCGGTGACAATAACGATATTATAAATAAGATAATTTTATCTACTGATGGGGCTTCGGTTTCTTTTATAGACTATAAAACTAAAGAAATCGCTAAAGCTTTATATGATAATTTTAATGATGATTATATGAATCAACTACTCAATTTTGTAAGAGACAGACAGCATGATGATTGTGCTATCGCTGTAATTCAATTTTAAATTAAACCTTATATGGGTTTATTTTTTTATATAAATAATAAATATATATTATTTAATAGAATAAAAAATAATTAAGGGGGATTTTAGAGATGAATAACGTACAATTAACTACTTGTTGTGAAGTTGGAACAAAATATGATTGTGAAAATGATTATTATCCAGATTTTCTTAAATCAATTAAAAATAACTTTCGTTTAATGGTTGGTAGTGGTATACCACTATTTACAACATATCCTGAAAAAAAGTTATTCGATGCTTTTTTAAACAACTTACCGGATGAAGCTCGTCAACATTATAGATGTGATGCTTGTAGACATTTTGTTAATAATTATGGTGGATTAGTAACAATTTCTTTTGATGGTAAAATTGAATCAGTATTGTGGAATGGTGAAGTTCCAGAGTTCTTTAGTAAATCAGTTAAAGCTATGAGAGACATTGTTCTAAAGTCAAGAGTAAGGGGTGTCTTTTTATCAGAACTTATGACTCTGGGTCATCCAGTTACAGGAGAATGGCACCATATGTCAGTTAATTTACCATCTGAAATAGTATATCAACCTAGATTAAAAACTGCTAATCAAATGATAGCAGAAAAGCGGGAAGATTTCAGAATATTAAGTTCTGGAATATCAGAATATCCTGTTAAAATTATTGATCAAGCTTTAACGCTTTTAAGAACAGAGTCGTTAGTACGATTTGAAAAATGTCTAGGTGTTGCTGAATGGTTAAAAGATTTATACACTAGGTGTTCTAATACTAAAAACACTTATAATCAAGATAACATTTTGTGGTTAGCTGTTGCTACAGCACCTTCAGGATATTGTCATATTAAAAGTTCGATGATTGGAACTTTACTTGATGATATTGTGGATGGGTTATCTTTTGAGTCTATTAGTCGTAGATTTGCAGACAAAATGGACTCATTACAATATCAGCGTCCACAAGTAGCACCAACAGAAGGAAATGTTATACAAGCTGAAAAGATTATAGAAAAACTAGGAAACCAGAAGTCTTTTATACGTAGATTCGCAAGATTAGATGAACTTGAAAAAATATGGGTACCAAAAGAGAAGAAAGAACAGATAAAGAATACAGGTGTGTTTTCACATCTTATAACTAAAAATATAAATGAACAACTACCAAAGATGGATATACCTGGAATTACAATGACTTGGGAAAAGTTTTTAAAAACAGTTATTCCATTTGCTGAAAAAATTGAATATTTTGTTAAGCATGGATTACACAATTTTTCATCTATTCTTACAGCATCTCATGAAGATGCACCACCTATTATACAATGGGATAATGAAGAAAAACGTAATCCTTTCTCATGGTATATTTATCGTGGTGGTTCACCATACAGCATGTGGGGGCTTTCACTAGGATATTGTAAGGTAAGTGCAATTTGTTTTCAACCTTCTATGTGGTACAGTGAATCTTTACATCATGGTAAGGGTATAATGTTTATTTTAGAAGGAGCAAAAGATACTAATTATAAAAATATTGGGAATTGTTTATTTCCTGAAATATTAAAATCTGAATTGCGTGAAATACGTTCAACAATTGAAGCGTATTCCAAGGATACAAATATAGAAGGTTATGAAGAATCTTCTGCAAGTGGTATTATTTTAGAGTATGATACAAAATGGGACACCATGTTTCGTGTAACTACAAATACAGGAGAAGTGTTAGTGTATAAACTGGACAGATGGGATTAATATAAATCTGAGATAAATTAACACATTCATTATTATTTCATAAGAATAAGTTAAATTCTTATGAAATAATAATTGGTAAATAAAATAAATGGGGAGGTTTTTATTTATGAAACAATTTCTTGTAACCTGTGGTATAATACCACAGTCAGGCGAATGTAAATTTGGAGAAAAATGTTCACCTAAAATGTGTCCTGAATTTGTACACATTTTATCAGATAAACAAAAAATTGTTGAGATTATTAAACACCATGTTAGTTATATTGATCTTATTGATCATGCAGAGCATAGATTTGTTGGTAAAGCTGAAAATGGTAAATATTTTTACTTATGGGGAGAAAAATATCTTACTAATGGTTTAATACCAATTATAAATCTTGAAAATGAAAATAATGGCATTATGTATTTTAATAGTATCGAATATGCCATTGAAGTATTTAATACTGTTCTTGAAATTATTGAATTTTCAGAAAAAGAACTTCTAGGTATATTTAAGTTTGGAGTTAACAGTGTTAGTTATAAGGCTGTATTATTAAATAACAAAGTATGCTATTTTAATAGAGAAATTGATGAAATAGAAATATTAGATAATGTTAATACACTAGGTTTTATACACTATTATGAGTGTGGTGATTTATATTATGAAAATTATTTGGGGTTATTTATAAAACTTAAAGAGGACGACATATTATAAATATTTATATGATAAATAAAAAAGGGGTTTATAAAGAATGGGATGTAATTTAATAAAATAGGTATAGAGAATAAATCTCTATACCTATTTATTTTTTTAGTATTTTTAACATATTATTTTATATATTATAATTACATATATGAAAAAAATTTAATAATATTGGAGGTGTGAACAAATGAAAGCAATAATAGAAACAAAGAAAAATTTAAATGATAATGAATATATTAACTCATTATCATTAACTAAAATTAATTCAGAGGAATGGTCAGCTTTAACTAGTATTAATAGAATTCTTAATATTACAGTAATTGAAGGAAAAGAAATGACTGTTACTGTAAAGGAACCAAAAGAAGTACTATTTAAAATAATATTCAGAGGATGTGTGAATAGAATAAATCTTGTTAGAAATTTATTACAACTACATGGGTATAAATTTGTTTAATAATAAAATAAGTACAGTGAAAAAATCACTGTACTTATTTTTTTTGTCAAATTATAAATATGGGAGAAAGTTCCAAATGATATAAATCCCTATATTTCTCAATCATTTCTTTTCTATCACTTTCAGCGTTAGACCAATCATCTATTTTTAGTACAATTGTACCGTATGCTGTTTGAATTTCATTATAGTGTTTTAAAGTATTATATAAGAATCTTTTAATATCAATTAATGCTAAGTCATAAAAACTTTCCCATTGTGTTGATGGTATTGTAGCTAAATTTGGTGTATGTGCTAAACCAACCTCAACATCAATTTCACCAAACATTGTTGCATAGTTATATAATACTAATATATTAGGTTCTCTAAATTTAAAAGTCATAGGGGGTGATGCTACTGACATTAAATCAGCACTAGCTTGACCCATCATTAGTGATTGATATGTTGATATTTCACCATCAAATATTGGAGATGTATAACCATTAGAAAAAGATTTATTTTTAGGATTAACATTCTTTATCATTATAATCTTTTTATCACCAAAAGCATCAGGCAATAAATAAGATGATTCACTATAATTCGAATTTAAACATGTTAAACTCCTTATATCTAACTGCATTTTTAATGTATATGGAAAGAATACACTATAAGTAGTTAAAGTTTTTAATTTAATAACATCAAATAATGTGTCATCCGGTTTCTCAAAAGGAAGAGATAATCCATATATTCCTAAATCCATTTTTATAGAAGTTAATAGTTCGCTAACATTCATCATTTTTTATCACCACTTATTTTTTTATATTCTAGACATATAATGAGTAATGTCTCTTTTTATTTTATCTTCAATTTTAACAATAAAAGTTGAACCATTTTCTTTTAAAATTACATTTTTAAAATCAGATGTCACTTGCATACTTTCAGTTACAACTTCATAAATATTTGAAACTAATTTAATATTTTTTGATTCAGTTTTAATAAAATCAGCAATTTGAGATTCTTGGACTGTAGTTAATACACTTTCTTGAATACTATTACCACTAAGTTCAATATTTTTAATAATCTTTTTAATTGGAACTGAGTCATCTCTATAAGCTTTATCATGACTAGGTAAAATAACCCAATCATATGTAACAATATGACCTCTACTATTAATTAAACCTCCTGTAGCAGTTTTAACAACTTTAGCTAATGCCCTTAGACTAAAAGCTGCCTCCATCCCTTGTAAAACAGATTTAGTCATATCTTTACCAAAATGATCATTATCTAGCGTTTGAATAGTTCCTTTTAATAAATTGCCAGATAGATTAAACGTTAATATTTTATGAGATATTAATTTAGGATCAATAGTTAATATACGTTTGGGGTCATCGGATGTTGGGTGTCCAGCTTCACCACACCATGATTGTTTTGATATTAACTCATTAATATGTGGTGCAGCTAATGATTCCATCATCGGTTTATCAACATATAATCTTTCATTTCTATTTCTTATATTAAACTCTTGTAATACTGTATCAAATTGTAAATAAAACAAATTATCTGTATTAATTTTTTTTAAATTAATTGGTTTAACTGGATTTGAAACAGATTCTCTTATAAGATAAGCTACGACTTCTTGTTTTTGCAATTGTATCAACTCCTTATAATTTTTATAAGTATTTTTTAAATTATTGTTTTGGTTGTTCATATATTTCTTATAAATAAAGTCTTTATTTGTAACATAAACAAATAATTAATGGAAATTATAAGAGGGGTGATTTTATGAATATAAACATAGATAAAGTTTTATCTAATGTTAAAGTCAATGGTATAAAAAAAGAATTTGATTATTTAAAAGAAAATTATTCGGTTGTTAATTCAATTAATTTCTTACAATTTGTACGTTCCCAGCCTATTGATATTATTTTTGAAAATTCTCAGTATATATTTTCAGAATTAAGAGAAGGGTATAAATTATATAATATGATTTTAAAATCTTTTGATTTATCATTAGAACAATTACAATCACAACAAACTAAATTAAAAGATTATATTAGTAAATGTAAAAACAATAATTATGGTGATAAAAAGCATCTTCAATTATTAAATGAATGTATGGGATTTATTGAATCTGAAATTAAATATAAAAATAGTTTTAAATACTTAAAAGAATCTATGATATATGATATTCATATTAATTATTTACAACCAGTATTAGAAAATAATATTACTGATATAATGGATGAAATTATATTAGATATAAATTATGAACCTGAGCTTATGTCTAATTATCAAGTTCTTATTCATAATATAGAAAAAAATTCTATTTTAGTAACAGGAAAGAATTTCCCTTTAATTTTAGCTAAAAATACTGTTCTTGTTTTAGCTATGAGTGGTATTATAGCAGGAACACTCCTTATTTTAGTTTTATCAGTACCTTTATTAATAGTAAATACAATTATAGAAAAAAAAATAGATACTAAATATATTGAGTCGTATAAATATTGTATAAAAAAAGAAATATCACGATTAAAATTATCTAAAGAAAATGATATAAAGAAGAAAAAAGTTATTGATAAATATATTGAACAACTAGAATTAGCATATACTAAATTGGATGACTCTAAAAATAATGAAATAAATATTACGGAAAATTCAATAACAACTATAAATGATGAAAATGATTTAATAACTACTATTTTAACTCAATTTATTGATACTTTAGTATTAGATGAAGAAGAAGATGAAGGAACTGAAGATATGCAAATTGAGTTAGAAAACTTCAATGTATTAATTAGAAACATAAGAAGATTACAATCATTAAAGGAAGTTAATTGTTTACAAGAAGGTGTTATGGATAAGGCTGGAAGAAAGATTGCTCATGCAGTACGTTCTACAGCTAATAGTATAAGTTCGGGTGGTAATAATATTAAAAAATCTGTTAATCATGTTGTGGATGCTTTTAATGATACAATTGATAAATATAAAAAAATGGAAGCGAATGAAAGACGTAATAGAATTATTGAGGGTGGTTCTCAATTTACTTTAATAAAAATAATTAAATATGGTATTGCTGTAGGTTTAGTTTGGGCTGTTTCACCTGCTTTGGCTGCCATAGGGTTATTAACATCTGTAGCACTTAATACTCATGTTGAAATTAAAGCAAGAAAGAGAATCCTTAATGATTTGGAAGATGAATTAAAAATTGTTGATGCTAAAATAGAGGATTCTAGAAATGATAATCAAAAAGAAAAGAAATATCAATTAATGAGAATTAAAAGTAAATTAGAAAAAGATATATCTCGAATTAAATATGGATTAGATGATTAGGAGGTTCTCATATGGATTTTTTTGATATATTATTGGAAGCTAAGAAGTCCAAATCTACAAAAACATCATCTAAAAAAAGTGATAATAAAACTAAAACTACTGATTATTCAAATGATATTGATATTGACAAAAAAGATGATAATTCAGTTGATGAAAATAAAGATGAAGGAACAACTGACTATACTTCAACAGATGATATGAATGATAATAAAGATGATGATACTACTGACTATACATCAGACGATGTACAAAAAGAGCCTAAAGATACACCGGATGATGATGATAATAATCCCGATGGAGATACTGATGAAACTAATGATTATACAGATGATAATATGGATTCAGATGCTAATACTGACGATGATAATACAGATAATCCTGATTCAACTGATGAAAACTCAGATTTTGATACTACAGATAAAGAAAAAAACAAGAGTTTATTAAAAGATTATTTAGACCTTTATTATTTGATAAAAAATACTATTGTTAAATTATCCAATTTAGATAAGAGTGATATAATACTAAATAAAGTTTCAACCCAAGTCATTTCAAATTTAAATATAACTCAAAAACAATTATTCAATTTTATCATATATAAATTCTCAAAAAATAATTATATAAATAATCTATATCAATATAATTATTTTATTGAAGCTTTTAGGATTAATATTGAAATGGTAAAAAAAATAAGCTTTTTTGTGACCAATAAACAAAACAAATATATAAAAAATCAATGAGAGGAAGTGTTAAATATGTATGAATACTTAGATGAGAGTCTAAACCCGACGAGAGTAATTGGCTCGTTTACTATGGATAGAAATACTGAATTCAAAGAGGGTTTTTCATCTCTCGTAGAAAATTTTAAAAGTCATTATAGCATTAACCCTATTACCGGTTTGTTAAGTATTCTAATGATGGATACTTTAAGGGAGGACTATAAAGAACAATTACTTGGTGACATTGATATGGGACAAATTGATGATCCCTATTATTCAATGCATCCTCAGAAATTGGATCAATTGTTTGAAAATACTTCTCTGCAACTTGTCGAAGAATCTATGGATATCGGAACTTTGTCTCCGATTGTTGGTATTTCATTACCGGTTCTTAAAAAGAATTATTTGGAATGTCATTCTAAAGATATTGTTATGACAGAAATTCCGACTAAACCAATTATTAAAGTAGCATTTGAAAGAAAGTTTTTAAAAGATAAAGCCGGTGCCAAATATTATATTCCTGAGATTTTTTATGACGGTTCGTATGCCGCTGTTGAGGCAAAAACTCAAGGTTTACCCATTATTAATACATGGTTCCCATCTGATGATGGTGTAAATTTACCTTTCCAAGACCTACCCATTATGAGATTATCCGGTGGTTCTATGGAAACAAGAGATAGTTTAGCTTATGATTTCTGTATTGAAGCTGTTAAAATGACAGTTGATGGTGCTGATAAAGTTATAGATGGTTTAAGTATTCAAGCCGATTTTGGTTCTAATAACTCATTCACATACCGTATTAAAACTGAAAATGCTGCTGGTCAACCGGTAGAAGATATTATTACTGGTCAAGTTGATCAATACTATGGAACGGTTTCTGTTGCCTGTACTGGTGGTAAGATTACAAAAGTTCGTTTTGGTGGACATTTAAGTAACGAAAATAATACTGAAACCGTTGAGTTGGACAAAGAGAGAGTTACCAGGGAGTGGAAAATTCCCGATGGTAAAAGAATCAACACTGGTCTAACAATTGAAAAAATTAAAGATAACCGTGCTCTGTTTAATACAAATATTACTGCTGAAATCATTACTGATATGAGCACAGTATTAACTCATTTTGAGGACAGTGGTATTTTACAATTCTTGGATACAAGTTTTGATAAATGGAAAGACAAGAAGGATTTACCTTTCGGTTATACTGGAGGTTTTGTTGAAACATCAAAATTCAACTGTCTCCCTAATTCCAGTGTTCATATCCCAGTTTCGCAATGGATTAACACTGAATTGAAATTCTATTTAACTCGTCTTATTGATGAATTAAAAACAAAATTAAAGATTACTGATATGATGTTTGTTATTTACGGTAATCCCAGCAATATTACCTTGATACAAGATAATGTTAAATGGGTTATTGACGAGGATACTAAAATTGGTGGTATTCAATTAGAATACAAGTTTGGTGTTCTTACTGGCAATAAGAGCAGAGTTCATGTTGTGAGCTCATTAAAGGTTCCCAGAGAAAAAGGTTTAAGACTTGTTGCGTATCCATTAACACAAGAAACTATTACATTTAAACACTACAAATATAGTTTGAATATTGAAAACGTTTACAGAAACCCCAATACTCCATTAACTCCCAACATTATGGGAACTTCAAGATATCTAACAACTGAAGTTTTACCAGTTCAAGGTAGTTTAAGTCTTCAAAATAATGATTTCGGTATTACTAAATACAGCTCTTAACAAATAATAATATAAAGATTATAGGTTAATAACCTATAATCTTTATTATTTATTTCAAAGAACACTTTAGTAATATAAACCAATAGAAAGGGTGTATAAAATGGCAAATAATTTATTAACAATAATTGAAAACTGTTTTAAAGAAATAAAAGAAAAAAGAAATATTTTATCTAATCTAAATATAATTGAACGTAATATCAATAGATTATTTGATTTAAATTTTAAAGTTACCATTGTAGAAAATGATACTAATGAATTTTTTGGTATGAGTGTGTACCCATCAGCAAGTCTTATTGATAGTGTTATTTTATCGACTTTTAAGAAAGATGTTAGAACACAACTTGATACGATTATGAAAGTGTGGTCATCTGAAAGAAATTGGTTTTTAGAAATAGATAGTATATTATTATATGATAAAAATTTAAATGCTAACCCATCTGAAATTGTAGCTGTGTTATTACATGAAGTAGGTCATGTTATTCATTCTAATGAAGCCCCTCAAAGATTTGTTAGATTGGTTAAATACTCTTTATTTAATATTAATTTTCATATTAGAGAATTATGTAAAAATGATACTATAAGAAAACTATTTTCATTAGCATTAATTGAATCATGTATAACTAAAAATTTTAATATGATACAATCTAATACTGAAATAATTGCTGATAAACATGTAATAAAATTTGGTTATGCCGATTCCTTAAATAATTTTATTGATAAATTGATTGCATCACAAGGTAATAATCTAGTTGAAAGAACTGATAAAGAAAAAGATATAGATGTTAAAACTATTATTAGGTGGACTATAGATAATATAAGTGAATTGGAATTTAGAAAAAGTAAGTTAAAGATAGCTATTCAATCTACAATGTTAGGAACTCCGAGTATATATATTAAAACCCATCTTAAGAAATTAGTTTCCATCTTTTTTGGAGAAGAAGGTGCTGATAGTTATAAACAGATTTTATCTGAACAATATTTTGTTGAAATGTGTAATTTAAGTAAAACAAAAGTTATTAAAGAATTTTTTGATAAATTTGGTAAGATTAAAAAGATTCAACAAAGTGATATAGATATTCTTTTTATTGAATTTGATAAGATGGAAAATAATAATGATAAAATTTATCTTATTGAATTAATTCATGATAAATTAGATATTATTAATGCGGCTTTAGAATGTATAAAAAATAATGAAAAAGATAGAATTCAACAAAGTGAAACTAGTCTTAAAGGTTTTAAAATTCAGTTAGAAAAATTAAGATTACAAACACTGGGTACACATCTTAAAGAGAAGCAATATGGAATTTTTATTAAATATCCGAAAGGATATGAAGGATAGATAAAATATTAAAACTTATCTTGAATTAATAAGATAAGTTTTAATATTTTTTTATATTAATTTAAACATAGGAAATCCTTTTTAATCTTAACAATTCATTAAATTAATCATATTTTAAGGGGTTTTATATATGAAAAAACCATATATTTATGACCTAGAAACTAAAAACCTTTCTTTTATACAAACAGCTAAAGATTTACATACATTAGGTATTAAAAATAATGTATTTTTTTTAAAATTATATGATAAGTCTTTAAGGAAGGTTGATCCTCATTCTCCATTTTTAACAGATGACCAGATTATAAAAATTATTAATGAATGTATGATAAATCCCTGGTATTTTTTAAGAGAGGTTGTAAGAATCCCCGATCAGGGAGGTAAAGGCGTCCCCTACCAGTTACACAGAGCTAATCTGGCATCTACTTGGTGTTATTTAAATGGTATAGATCATTATCTTGTAATACCAAGACAAAAGGGGAAAACTCAATCTATAATAGCAATTCTAAATTGGGTATTCTTATTAGGTACTACAAATTCTGAATTTATGTTTTTAAATCTAGATCAAACAGCTGCTAATTTAAATCTCGATAGATTAAAAAAACAAAGAGATTTATTACCTCCATATTTACAATTTAAATTAGTAACTTCAGATGATGGTAAAATTATTAAAGAAACTGATAATGTTAAAACCTTAGTCAATCCTGTTAATAATAATAAAATTATAGCTAAACCTTCTGCTAAATCAATCGAAGCTGCTGAAAAGATTGGTAGGGGTAATTTTTTAGCCCCAGCATACAGTAATGTATGTTGAAAAACTTCTTTAATTGTCGGGGAAGCTCTTAGAGTCTAAAACTACTAAATTATATTAGTAATAATATAATGGCTTAGATTAATATCTAAGGTATAGTAATAAGGTTTTAGGATTGAGTAATCCGCATCTAAGATTCTAATATTATATTAGAATAAAGTTCAACGACTATCCCTTAGGCTTTGAAATAAGCAATAGGAGTAGGGCTCAAGTGAGTGGGTGAGATTCCCTTAAATCGAAATAGGAAGCTCCATTATACTGATTATATAATGGATGAAGATATAGTCTGGTATCTTAGTGAAAGCTAAGGAAGTTCATAAGAGAACTGCATAGATTAACGACCTATGTGAATATATCGAGTACACAACCTACTCAGTGGTCTGATGAAACAGAGTTTACTAATTTTATCTTGACTATTATGGAAGCAGCCGCTATGGCATTTAAAACAGCTTCTAAAAATGCTAAACGAAACAATGCCCCTTACGGAAGAATATTTTCTAGTACCGTTGGTGATCTTGATACCCGTGCAGGACAAGATGCTCTTTCTATAACACAAAAAACATATAGATGGACTGAGGGATTCTATGATAGGGATATAGATGATGTAAAAGAAATTATAAAAATTGGTTCAGAGAATGGAATAGTATATATTGAATATAGTTATAAGCAATTAGGTGAGGGTGAAGAATGGTTTAATGAATCATGTAGATTATTAGGTAATAATCCATTAAAAATTAAAAGAGAATTATTATTACAACGCATGAGGGGTTCTTCTAATTCACCATTTCAACCAGAAGATTTAGAAATTATTAAAGAAAAACAAGGTAAAATAATTGAAGAAGTATTTATTAATAAATTATTTAGATTAGATATATATAAACCATTAGTAAAGGATAGAATATATTTTATCTGTGTTGACGTTTCCAAAGGTTATGGTCAAGATAATTCAGCTGTAGTAATAATGGACCCCTATGAATTAAAACCTGTTGCTGAATTTGAATCACCATATATAGGTGTAACACAATTAAAGAATTTCTTATATACACTTGTTAAGAAATATTTACCTAGAAGTATTTTAATTATTGAAAGAAATGAAAATGGGGAAGCTATTTTAGATGGTTTAAGATATAGTGACATAATGCATAATTTATATTATGATAGTGATAAAGATTTAATAGGTTCACATATTGATGATAAAATGGATAGTCAAGGATTTTTAAAACAAGAAGCTTTAAGACGTAAACTTTATGGTGTATGGACTGGAACTAAATCAAGACAAGTAATGTTTAGTTTATTAGAAACACATATTGCAGATTATAAAGATAATTTTATTTGTGCCAATATTATTAATGATTTATTTAAATTAGTTATGAAAAAAAATGGTAAAATTGAAGCTGAATCTGGATTCCATGATGATTCCATTATGGCATATTTAATGGGTTTATATGTATATTACCATGGTAATAATCTGCATTATTTTGGTTTCGTTAAAGGTGAATTACCTGATGAAGAAAATAGAAATAAGGGATTAATGTCATATGAAGAGATAATGGAGCAAATACCTGATGAGGATAGACAATTTTTTGATGAAAGTTTCGGAACTAAAACTATAGATGACTATCAGAGACATATAATGGAGGAATTTAAAAGAGTTAGACAGGAACAAAGTAATATGATGAAAGTAAGTGGTATGATAAAACCTACCACATATGCTGAAGAATATGAAGATAATGAAAATGAAATACCGTTAGATTTCTTTGATGAACTGAATAGTTAAATTATAAATAATATAATGTATTAATTAATACATTATATTATTTTTTATTATTATGGTAACAATGTTTTAATTATGAATAAAAAGGGGATGAATAAAGTTGCTATACGACGAAGAAGAATATGTTAGAACTAGTGACTTGGATATAGAAATACTATTAGCAGAATTACCTTTTAATTTAACAAGAGAAAATATAATTGAACAAATTAATGACCCGCTTTCAATTCAAGTCAATTATATAACTACATTAATGGATAAATGTGAAATTGTTAAAAAAGAATTTGTTGATAATTCAGAAGTTATAAAAGAAATTAATACAAATTTACGTTCAATTTTCGAACTTATATTAAGGGAAATGAATGATAAATTTAATTTAGGTATGAGTATCAATGAGAGCGATGATGACATTGTTAAAATAGGTGAATCTTTGTATAATTATCTAATATTAAGATATAGGAAAAATATTAGTCGTTTTATATATAGATTTATACTAAAAAATAAAAAAGATTTTATTGAAAGATTTGATGTCAATAAAAAAAAAGATATCACTTCACTGGCACTAAAGAAACAATTTAAAAATAAAGATGAAGTAATTTTAATTACTTCATTGCCTAAAATTATAAAATACATTATGAGTTTGGAGATAGAACCAATTGATTTTTTAGATACCATTTCAAAAGGAGAGCATTATGAAGCAACTATTATTAAAGATGCTATTTTATCAGGACAAATTATAGGTAACTTTATACCTAAATATTTTTATTTGATGATTGATGAGTATGAACATGTTATGGACCAGATTCAAACAGATATAAGATTAAAATTAATAAATAAAATAAAAAATAACGAAGGGAAGAGGATGAAAAATGAATAATCCAGTACAAAGAATCAATCAGTTAGAAAGTGGTATAGAGGATATTATGCTCCCTGAAAATAATAAAGATAAGGATATTATAAGTATACTTGGAATGAAATCTAAGCTGAATGATATTAATCAAATGAGAAATAAACTTATTGGCCAAGAACATATGGTAATTGATAATGATGAAGTGCTAAATATTCTGGAAGAACGTATTAAAAATATGACTACATTTCAAATAAAAAACTTATCTAGTAAACAGATTGAAGATATTTATACAATTAATAATGAAAAAATTGAATTGGTTATTGAAATGGATAGTGAAGAAAGAAAAATTAGCTTTATGAGGGACTTCTTACTATTTAAGAAAAATAGTTCAGTTGCTTTAAAACAAATGGATAAATCTATTGAAACTTTAGAAACTGAATTAAAAAAAGGGGACGAAGAATTTAATAAAATTATTAATGAATATGATGATATTCAAACACTTATCAAGACCCGTCTTGTTGATGCTATTAATAATTCAACTAATGAAGATATGAGGAAACGTAATACTCAAATTCTTGATAGTTTCAATGATGCGTTAACACTAAATGAAATTTTTGAGCATTATAAAACTCAAAAAGTTTTAAATACTGTACATGATTATAAGATGCGTTCTGACTCTATTTATACTAAGTATGTTAGAACATGTAAACATTTAGGAATCAAATCTGATATAACTATTTTTAATAATTTAGAAATTAAATTCTTACCTGAAAAATATCATAAAATTCCTAATTTATTTTTATTTTCAGTTATTAAATATTTTGCTTATAAAAAGAATTGTAATAAGCATATTGATGGTATTTTCTTATCTCAATTTTTAGTAAATGTAAAGAATTTATTCTGTGATAAGTTTAAAGATATTAATGAAAAACAAACATTTATTGAATCTATTATGAAAGTATTAGATTTATTTTATTAATAATAACAATAGGATAAAGATGTGAATTTAGAGTTCACATCTTTATCCTAAATTTTTATTTTTTTAAAGAAAGTGGGTGTTATATTATGGTTGAAAACTTTTTAAGTGACGATGGGGGAAATATAATTTTTAATGGAGATTGTTTAGAAGCATATATACCAGAATTTTATTTTAAGAGTAAGTTAGGAGAACAATTAGGTTCATCTTTAAAAGTTTTCGGTTTATTTAATATTAGATTAATTAATGGTGGTAAAAAATCAAAACTTCAAACATTTATTTTACCATCAATGATTTTATTATTCCCATCAACAATTGAGTATAAGAAATTAAAGTTAATAGATGAACAAGATGAAGAAGAATGTTATATGGTATTAAATTTTTTTAAAGGTGGAAAGATTACACCTAATACAATATCACAAGACGCAACTAATGTAGAGTTATTCTTAGACCTTATATGTGGTGGGAAATTACCACAAACTATTCCTTATAATCAAATAATTCAAATATGGCAAAAGAATTTAACTTTGAATAATATTAATTTAAATGTAACATCAACTGTGTTAGAGGTTATTATAAGTGAAATTTATCGTAATAAGAAAAAACCAGAAGAAACATTTGCTAAAATCTGGGGTAAAAATCCTAATATATCACAATATGAATATAAACGAGCTAATATTAGAGAAATTTGTGCTAGAAATTCCACTTTTGCAGCATTAACTTATGAAGATATGGATGCTATGATTACAACATCTTTAAATATTAGGAATTATGATAGAGAAGAAACTGAATCACCTATAGAAAAAATAATAAAGATGTAATAATCAATGAGAACAATTAAATAAAAAATTCATAAGGAGGCTGAATATATTGCCTGTAATCGGACAAATCATTCCTGAATATACACATCCTCATGTAGAAACATATATTAATGATAATACTATATTTGAGGAAATAGTTTCCGAACCAGAAAGTGGTGTACGTTTTATTAACGTATTCACATCATCCAAAGGTAGAGATGATGTTGTTCTGAAGAAAACAAAATATACTGATTATATTGAGGAATATGGTAATCCAAATTATAAACTATTTGGTCAACCTGGTTTTATGCCTTATGCCGCACTAAGAACATTCCAAGCTGAATGTTATTGTAAGAGAGTTATGCCGGAGGATGCATCATATTCAAATGTTGTAGTTTTAGCTAAAGTTAAAGTCGATACCTCTGTAGTTGATAGTCCTAAATTACTTATTAGACATCAAACTGTATTTATTAATAATCTTATAAATAAAACTGAATTTTCAGTCTACGTTGAGATACTAAAAGATACTGAACCAGATGTGGATGGGTGGTTAACATTTCCTTTATTTGGTTCATATGTACTTGGTAGGGGTGCTTATGGTGATACTATAAGATTAAGAGTAAGTGCATCCCCACAAGCCGATATAGATAACAGTTATAAAAGTTATCGTTTTGAAGTCCTTGATAGTGAAGGTGGATTAACACGTAAGGAACTTTTTACCGGTAGTTTATTTACAGATGCTCTTGTTGGTACATCCACTCTCTATATTGAGGAAATGATTAATGATTCGGATGGTAGTAGTAAAATAGGTTTTTATGTATCTGAAAACTCTCTTAATGAAATTCTTGATATTTATAATGCACAAGTTGCTAGTGAAGATGCTCAATTAACACTACAGACATTTGATATTATCACATGTCGTAGTATGAGTGCAACTCCTTTAACTGATATCATACCTTCAAATATTATTACAGATGTTTCATTAGATAGAGTTGAGGGTATTTTATTTTCTGGGGGAAATGATGGTTCATTTTCAATTAATGTTGATGCTGGTATAAGAGAATTTGCTATTGACAATGCTTATATTAAGGCATTTACAGAAGATAAAGTTCTTTTAAGTAAGAGGAGAACACCTGCTGATTTAATTCTTGATGCAGGTTATTCTGATGATGTTAAACGAGCACTTATTAGTCTTATCACTAAACGTTATGATGCATATGGTTTTATTGATGGTGGTATATTGGAAACACCAACTGATACTATTGCGTGGGCTCAATCAATGACATCTTTATCTGATAGGATATTTTCTAAAGAATGTAATCACTATTATATAAGAGATCCATTTTCAGGTAAATCTATACCTATGACAATAACATATTTTTATGCTAATATATTACCACTTCACTTTAAAACCAATGGTAATAATATTCCATTTCAGGGTGAAAAATATGCTAAACTAACTGGTTTTGTTAAAAATTCCCTGAAACCATATATTGATGCTGATGATAAAAATATCAAGGAGACATTATACAATCTTAAAGTTAATTATTTTGAATGTATTGCGGAAAATGCCTTTATTAGAGGTGTACAAGGGACATCTCAAAATGTTTGGTCTGATCTATCAGAAGAACATAACATGCATGTACTATTAGAATTGAAGAGAAAAGTTGAAGCTTTAGTTTCTTCAAAAATATATAATTTTGCTGAAAAAGAAGATAGAGTTGAATTTACAGAAACAGCTGAACGTATTTTCGGACCTTATCGTGGTAAAAAGGTAAGAGATATTTCAATTTATTTTGACATGAATAAATTTGAAGAAGAAAGAAGTATACTACACTGTTATATGGCAATTGTATATAAAACAATAGCCAAACGTGGTATTGTTGAAATTGATATTAATAAACGGGTTTAAAAAGCTAATAAAAAAACTATAAATAAAGGAGTGAATATAGGATGCCAGATATTCAAACGTTACAATCTAATATTAAAAGTAACACTAAAGATATGACAATGTACTCCCTATTTTTAGGTGGATTAAATGTAACGTCTAAGGCATTAGCACAGTATGATCCATTAAAGACTGGTTATGCGAGAATATTCTTTACAAAAATGCCACCTTTTTTAAAAACAATCTTGCCTGAAAAAACTAAACAATTCAAACACCTACTGGAGTATGGATTTGTAGGCATCGATGGTCTACAAAATATTACATTAGAATTTGAACAAATTACAGGGGGTTATGCTGGAAGGCAATTTGAAATCCCAACAGTTGCTAAAGATGAAACTAACAGCCTTACTGTTAAAGTTTATGAACAAGCTGGTTCACCTGTTAGAGAATTCACTGATATGTGGATTTCTGGTATTGCAGACCCGTATACAGGTCTTGGACATTATCATGGAGCACTGGATATAGTTAATGCTAATTTAGATTACTCACAAGTAAACCATACAGCTGAAGCATTTTATGTTGAAACTGATCCAACTGGTCGTAGTAGTGGTATTGAATTTGCATGTCTTCTAACTAATATGGTTCCTAAAGCTACTAAACTTGACCATTTTAACCATGAATCAGGTACACATCCAATTGTTCAAACTGATATTGAGTTTACTGCAACTAAATACCAATCTCCTCAAATTAACGAAATTGCCAAAGCATTAATTGCTAAATATAAAATTCTTAGAGATTATCTTAGTTTCAATTCTCAATATACTGTCAGAGATGTTGAAAATATGACAGTTCCCAATATTAGTGACTGGGGAACCAATGCTACTTAAAAAAATATTTATGTCTATACTGTAATCAGTATAGACATAAATTTTTATTATTCAGTTGAAGTGTCATCTGGATTTTCTGTTTGAATTTTTTGATACTCTAATTTAGCATCTTCCACTGCTGTATCAAACATCTTCCAAGGTAACATTGGTAAAATTTCTCTGGCCGCTCTATTCATAATTAAATCTTTAATTTTATTATCTTTATCTGTTGGATTAGCATTTTCACCGGTTATTATTTTAAGCATAAAGGCTAAAATCTGATCAGCATTTGAAATTAAGTCACCCATATTCATAGTATTTAATGCTTTGGGTAAATTTAATGAATAAACAAAAGTTTCAATTATTTCTCTAGGTATGTCAGTACCACTAAATTTCATTATTTTTTTATAAAATTCGGTTATGTTAGGGTTAAAGTCAAGCTGATCACTCACAACCCTACCAACAAATTTAGCATTAGCCATAACAAGAGTTTTAGCATACGATATATTCACATAGGTCGTTAATCTATGCAGTTCTCTTATGAACTTCCCTAATTTTCATTAGGATACTAGACTATATCTTCATCTCTTATTAGGTTAATCAATCCTAATAAAAGAGCTCTCCACTTCGATTTAAGGGATTTTCACCCACTCACTTGAGCCCTACTCCTATTGCCCATTTCAGAGCCAAGGGATAGTCGTTGAACCTTGTTCTATGTTAATTTATTATTTTTGTATCTTTTGCGAATAATACTAATAACACTTCTTATTTTATCTATATTTGATAAATTTAATTCTTTAATAATATCTTTAGTTCTTTTATTTTGTTTAATTAAAATTAAAATATCGTTCTTTAATTCTGACGAATATTTCTCACTATCGTTAAATAATCGTTTAGAAAATATAATATTTTTAGTTAGGTGTTTCCAACTTTTTTTATTACGTATATTTGAAACTAATGATTGTTTAATCTCCAATTCCTTTGCAATAGATTTATTGGATTGTCCCAACAATAATCTATTAATTATTTTATTAATTAATTCTTCTGAATATACATTAAGATTTGATAGTTTCCCTTTATCATTTCTTAATCCGGTGTCATATGCGTGCTGAATATTGTGTGAATATGTAGTGTGTTCTAAATTATTTACACAATTATTCAACCTCCCATTATCATTTAATTCACCATTTTTATGGTTTATAATTGGATAGTTATTTGGATTTTCTATAAAAGCATCAGCAATTAATTTATGTACATTGAAAGTGTGTTGTTTACCATTTATAGATAAATTAATTTGTTGATATTTATTTTTTCCTATATAAGGTTTACGTTCTTTTTTAGTTTTTTTATTTTTTATAGTACAATAATTACTAATTAAATAATTTGTTTCTTTTCCTTTATATATTATTGGTTTAAATATTTCAATTATAATTTCCATTTAAATACTCCTTCTAAATTTATTACTAAAATATTATCTTCAAAATAAAAAGGATAAATTAACATAGAACCTTGGCTGCGGATCACCTAATCTTAAACATTATTACCTTACTCAGGTTAATTACTCCTGACCACTATATCATCGCTAATATAGTTTGGTAGTTTAAGATTTAAAGGCTTCCCCGACAATTAAAAGAGAATTGGTATTATAGATTGCTCTATAACCTGACTAATAATTATCAGCTTCATTAATATAATTCATTATTACAGATGGTACCCCAGTACCATTAATATATGATGTTTTTAACATTTCCATTAAATCAGTATTTAATTGTATATCTTGACCTGCTAAAACATCAAATTCCATTCCTTTTTCACCAGTTCTACCTACAGGAACGAAAAGAGATTTAGCATGACCTATTTTAGATACCATTGTATTATAGTTCAATAAATCCATAAAATTTATATCTCTTTCTTTAAGAGCTCTAGCAACATCTTGTAATTTATTAATGATATTTGTATCAATACCAGAGTTTTTAATATAATTAATTCTAGTATCATTAGATTTACTGATAATAGAAACCATCTTAAATATTAAAAGAGCTAAATATAATTTAGCGTAAAATAATGATTTTATTAATATACTTGTTCCATCACCTTCTTCATTTTCATTAACTGTAAATTCAGTTATATAATCAACTGGTATAAATTGAAATTTTATTTTCTTTTTATATAATTCATTATAGGATAAACAATTAAATATCAATTCTTTAAATTTAATATTTTCTTCTAAATATTTCTTATTAAATGACTTAACAATTTTTTCAGTTAGTTTAGTTAAAAACATATTTTCAAGCTCAGGACTATTAAGATTAACTGTATTAATTCTTATTGTGTTAATAAAAGGAGATTTACTAATGGGTGAACTTTCATGTATATAATAATACCCAATAACATGATCCATTATTTTAACAGGTATAATTTTTTTAGGACTAATTAATTTAATGAAACAATCTGTTATATTATCAAAATTATTATTTTTATCTGTAGATATAGTAGCATCAGTAAAAAGTGTTGAAAATGAATTATTTTTATTTTTAGATTTATTGGCATTCTTAATAACTTCTTCAACATCTTTTTTAAATTTCTCATCAGTAATAAGTTCTGATACATCGACACCTTCTAATATAGGTATATGTACAACATTATTATCAATTTCAATATCTTTAACTAAATTTGTCATTTCTTGTTTTAATACCTTTGAACCTATTTTAGTACCACTATCAGTTTTTAATTCTGATATAAAATCATCATCAATACTTTCAGTAATAGAAATTGATTTTAATTCTCTTACTTTTTTATCATAAAAATTTTCAAATAATTTTGCATATGGTACAGTATATACAAAGTATTTACCATACTGGAGAGTTTTAGGTATAATATGATTTTTTAACTTACTTGATAATTTAAATTTAGTTTCTAAATTCTCTATTAAAGATATATAACTTAATCTATCTTCTTCACTACAATTAGCACTTTTAAATTGTAAATTTCTTGATATGGATTGGGTTACATCATCAGCCGTTACAATTGCATCTCTAGTTGCATTAACAGCTTCTTCTAATTCAAATAAATGACTACAAATTAAATCAAGGTCTTCATATAAAAGATTTTGATTCCTATATCTTTCATTAAAAAATTGAAAAATTGCATTGTCTTCTGATGAAAATATATCCTCAATCTTCTTTATATCTGAAAACTGTTGGGTATCATAATCATTAAATAGTTTAACTAGAAAAGTTGAAATATCATCACCAGTAAAATCAGTTAATTTTTTTATTTCTTGAAAAATAACATCATCAACTTGGTTGGATAATTTTTTTATTTCTTTCTGTCTTTTAGTATCATTTGAGTAGTTATTAAAAGAAATCTTATCCAATACATCATTAAATAATGCATTTAATTTTATTAAAGGTTTTTCTATTTTTGTAACAACTACTTTTTTATTGTTTTTTTCAGTACTCAATTATAAATACACCTACTCCCTTTATTATTTTTTTAAATAAAAAAATACTAGAATAAAAAATTCTAGTATTTAATACAAATATATCTATGGAATAAATTAAAATATTCCGTTTCAGATATTAATAAACTTTCAAACAAATTATTTTTATTAAAATCCTTAAAACCAATACTAATTTTATTAGTTTTTTTTAATAACGGTATTAGTTTATTTGTTAGTCTTATCTTATGTTCATTCAATGAAAAAGTAACAATTTTCTTATTATTTATTTTTTCAATTATATCATCTGTTAATATTTTTGTACTATTATCATCATTATATTCATTTATTTTAATTAATGCTAACTTATATAAATCATATAAATGTTTTGATAATGTTTTAATACTAAGTATATATCCTATTTGAAATTTATCTTCACCTTTTTCGTCAGATAAAAATAATTTATTATCCAAATACATTATTTGTTTTATAATCTTTTTATTATCTCTAATAATTTTAAACAAACTATCTGAATTTATACAAAATATTTGATTTTCTTCAATCATGTTAAATACAGGAATAGTCAATTTACCGAAATGTTCTCCATATTTCAAATGTTTATCATTGTTAGTATATATTATAGTATTATCATGAAATACAAGATATTCCAATGATACTTTTTTAGCTAATTGATTAAAATCATTTAATTTTTTTACTTCAATTTTATACATAACATTCTCCCTTTTATACCACAATTTTATTAACATAATAATTATTAACATTATTAATATCAATAATTAATTGCTTTTTAGTTTTAATATTTAGTCTTTCTTTTATAATAGAATCTATTTCTTCTAATTTAGGAAGATTGAAAAATGTATGACCAAGACTATTTAAATCACCTGTTAACATATTATCTATAAATATTTTACCAATATCTTCTTTTTTACCTTTTTCATCAATATCATCAACATAGTTAGGTATTTCTTTATTAGATTCTATAATTAATTTACCTATCATAGAATTAGGTTCAATATTAAAACATATAATAATACTCGGATACATACTGGAAAACGTAATATTCACATAGGTCGTTATTCTATGCAGTTCTCTTATGAACTTCCTTATCTTTCGATAAGATACTAGACTATATCTTCATCCATTATATAATCAGTATAATGGAGCTTCCTATTTCGATTTAAGGGATTCTCACCCACTCACTTGAGCCCTACTCCTATTGCTTATTTCAAAGCCTAAGGGGATAGTCGTTGAACCTTTCTCATAGTATTTCATTATTTTTCATTTATATATTATTTACGTAATATAAAAAAGAAAGGAATGATAAATTTATGCCTATTACGACAACATACAAAGATATTCTAATGCATGGTATTAAAGAATTAGATCCTGAATGTATCTCCAAAGAAACGATTGATATAACTAAAAAGTTCTTTGAACAAAGATTTGATAACGAATTAAAACACTATAACAATAATAAAGAAAAAGCAACAGATGAGTTTATTACTCGTAAAAATCTAGAACTTTTTAGATATTATATCGAAGAAACATTCCTATTATATAATGAGTTATATAATAATGATAATCTAGAAGTAATGAATACATTATATAAAATTAGAAGAGAGCTTCGTGATATTCATAATTATCTTTGTCATGTAATAAAAGGCAAGGATTATTGTTAAAATTATTTTAAAAGAGTTATAATTTATAGCTCTTTTATTTTTTTACTATGAGACTTGGATGCGGATCACTCAATCTTTTTATTATATAATAAAAAGCTCTAAGAGCTTTCCCGACAATTAAAGAAGTTTTTCAATACATATTACTATGTAAAGGGACGAATCCATCCATATCAATAACGTTATCAAATATAAATTTACTTTTTTTACCTAAAATTTCAATACCAACATGTGAATTTAATAATGGATTAGCAACTAAAGCTCCTGAGAATTTTTCATCATCTTCATCTTCTTCATTATTTTTAATTATTTCAGCACCATATTGAATATTAGTGTTATTACCTATTATTAAACCTTGTTTATAAAATTCTATATATGCACGGTTTTTTAAGAACGATAAGTTCACATAGGTCGTTAATCTATGCAGTTCTCTTAAGAACTTCCCTAAGATTTCCTTAGGATACCAGACTATATCATTAACCTAAATTTATTAGGTTACTTCCTATTTCGATTTAAGGGAATCTCACCCACTCACTTGAGCCCTAATCCTAATGACCATTTCAGATCCAAAGGGATAGTCGTTGAACTTTATTCTTATTAAAATAAGAATCTTAGCTGCGGATTACTCAATCTTTTTATTATATAATAAAAAGCTCTAAGAGCTTCCCCGACAATTAAAGAAGTTTTCAATACATATTACTATGTAAAGGGTCTAATAATTAAACCGTTTGTCTGAAAACTTTTTTATAAGTTGTAGCGTTACTATATGAACGTTGATATACATTATCAATATCATTAACTTTTCTTTCAATGCCTAATTGAAGTAGTACATCTTTAATATTATACATAACAAATTTCTTATAGTTTCTATATGGTAAAGTTTTAATATTACCATCTTCACCATAATCTAATTTTTTATCACCAATCTCTTTTTCTGCAACATATGTAAGAGCATTAGAACGTAATTCCGATGCACCTTTTCTTAAACTTGCATAAACTATCATTTGATCTAGAAAAACTGTATATGATGAAATTTTTAAATAATCACCTTTATTTGCTACTTTAAAATTTCTTTTATCTTTTACATACATCAATTCTTTTATATTAAAATCAGGGTGGCACATTATCTCTTTTGGATCTAAACCTAACTCTTTTAAACGAGATATTATATAAGGTGCATCAAAACCCATTATATTCCAACCCAATAGAAAATCCCTCTTTAAAGTATTTATTAGTTTAAATAAATCAATTAATAATTCTCTTTCATCACTATACATATAAATATTATATTTTAATACTCCGTAAGATTCATCAAATACATTATGGAGTTCATCAATGAAATTTTCAATATCATTTTTAAATTCTTCTATCTGAGGGTTATTTTCATTTTCTAAAAGAAAAGTAAAACATGTATTAGTACTTTCATCTATTAATGTAACTGCATTAATTGGACATTCACCATCTTTAGGAAATCCTACAACTTCTATTGAATCAACCTCAATATCGAGATATGATTTAGTTATAGGTTTAGATTTATCATTATGATAATTTAATATCCATTGTATTCTATACCAATTTTCAATGTCATAATCTGAACCAAATACATATCTATACTTATGCAAATTTTTAATAGCATATCTATTTCTAGTTTCTATTTTTTGTTTAATATAAGTTAGATATTCCTCACCAGCTTGTTTAGCTATATAAAACGGTAAATCTTTATATTTAGCTTGATGACATTCAGTTTCATTTAAAGGACTAAATGATTTATTATGACTAAAATTTCTAAATTGCTCTTTTGTAAAATAAATTTCCATCTCAGGTTCATTTATATTTAATATGTGTTTTTCACCAGTATTTAAATCTTTATATATAATATCAAGACTGTCTTTATACTTATTTTCTTTATTAGGAGAATGATAAATTGTTTCTAAAAACATTATATTATCACTTTTTATTTTTCCAAGAAACTTCATTTACAAATCACCACCAATTTAAATATTTTTTATTTAAAAATTTGTTATCGGAATAATTAAACTATACTAAAATCTATCTACAATAGTATTTATAGTATATGAATTAATTAACAAAACACAATAATAAAGGGGGTTGGAACTTATGAGTAAAGATAAATTATTTACTGTTGATATTAAAATACCAATGAAAGATAAAGAGTTATTAGAAGGAATTCGTTCTCTAACTTCACATAATCAACAAAAAAATGAAAAAAATAATTCATTTACTTTATCTTCAATAAAAAACTCTAAAAAAGAAAAGAAGAAGAAGAAGAGTAAATTACATGATATAGAATTAATGGATGGTGGAGAAATAAAAAGTATAACAGATAATGAAGAATATAATGAAAGAAATGAGGATAGTAATTTATTAGATTTAGATCAATTACTTAGAGATGACGATGATGATGATATAAGTAATTTAATCATCAATGAACAAGGCGGTAATTATAAAAAACTAAAACAGAAAGAAGACTTTAGTAAAGAATTTGCTGCTGAAATAACTTTACTGTATAAATTATTAGATGAAACTAGTGTATTTGGTAAAGAATTAGAAAAAAAATATAAAAGTTTGGATGGTAGTAAGGTTAGGGGTATTAGTAAATTTGTTTTTGATATAGGTTCATTGGTATTAAATTCTAAACAAAGTAAATTAAATATATTAAAAGAAATATCTTCAGTTAAAAAATCTATTATTGATTTGAAACTTAAATCAGAAAGTAAAAAAGATGCTGCTCAAAATACATTAACATCAGAACATTTAGCATCATCCTATCTTAAAGCTATTGTAAATCATGGTCGTTCTGATTTTCTAAAAGAAATGAATAATAAAGATGTTTATAGTGGAATAATAGATTCAATAGATTCAGAATCTGATGACAAAGATATAGAAGGATATAATGAAAAAGAATTTAAAAATTATAATGATTTTATTAGTTCTAGATTAGAAAATGAAAACAATCCTTTTAGAAGTAGTGAGGGTAGTAAATATATTGAATATGAAAATTTAGAAGTGAAACTTCATATAAAAAAATGTGTTGATACTGGTGAATGGGAATTTATCGCAATAGATAAAGATAAACAACAGATATTTGATTACCCCGTACCATCTAAAAGGGATGTTGGTAAAATAAAATTTAGTCCTGATGGACTATATGCAACGGATTCAAGAGGACGAAGTTATAGAGTTACAGAATATTTTTCTAACATGAATGATGAATAAAAAAATAATAGATATGGATAATTATCCATATCTATTATTTTTATTAATTAATAACAACCTGCTACTATTTTTATAGCCTTATTTAACCCTTTAATCATTCCTTGTAACTCTAAATCTTCAAGGTTTTCTTTTAGTTTAATCTCTAATTCTTTTTTCTCATCATTAATCTTTTCAATTACATTATCATATGCAGTATCGCTAAACATTGACAAAATTATCACCTCTTATTTTTATATCATTCTTTTATTTTGTGTTAATAATTCCGAACATACAACAATCTAAACATAAATATTTACTAAATATATCATTTTTAAATATTGAAAATGACAGTCCGTCCCATAGGTATATTACAATTTATACAATGTTCATTAAAATTATTTCTTCTATATATTTCTATATTTTTATTAGGAATTAAAATAGGAAATATATTGTTAGTAGAATTAAGTAAAAGTTTTTTAAGACAATTTTTACAAAAATTATATTCTTGTTTATTATTATCTATTATATGATAAGATGTTTGTGACATACATTTACAATTAATTATTCCTATTTTGTCATCTTCAATAAAATCTCCCAATAGATGTTTAGAATTTTTATTTATATAGTCCCTAATATTAGTTTTATTCATATTATTGAAAAATTTTACATGAAGACTTTCATTTGTTCTAAACGGAAGGTAAACTGATTTAATTTCTTTAATATCTTCTTCATCTTTAATATAAAATTCTTCTATTCTCCATTTAAATACAGCAAGTAATAATTGTATCCATGAAAATAATCCCGTATTTTTAAAATCATTCCATTTAATTAATTCATGTGTGTCTGAACCAATCTGTATATTTAAATCTAACTTTTCAGGAATATTCATATATTGTTGATTTAAAAATTTAGTAACTTTTTCATAACCAGTGTCGTTACTTTTCTCACTAAATCCTCTGTATTTAACTCTTTGTGGATATACTTTTGTTATTTCTTTATCATCTTAGCATTAACAACAATAGCCCAACCAAATACATGAATATTCATGTTAGTATACCAAAGCATACCACTATCCCTAAATTCCTACCATGCCTTTTGAACTTGTCTATCCATTGTTATAATACACTCTCCTTATTATTTTTCTTTTATATTAAAACTTATATCAATTTTACTATTAATATCACTATTTGGATATTTTTTTATTAACTCATCAATTAAGGCTAATATTTTATTATCAAATTCAGAACTTTTTATCATTTTAAGTAAAGATCTTTTAATATTATCAACCACTACATTTTTATCTATTTATATGATAAGGAAACTATTCACCAAATGCACCAAAAGTTAATATACTAGTAATAATAAAAGAAATTGCAAATAAAAATAAACCTGTAAAAATTTCAATTAATATTTTAAATACAATTAAATAATCATTATTTAACCATATTTCTTTTAATATAGGTATTGTTAAAAATATATTGAATAATGACATTATACCAATAAACATAATAAGAAATAATGAATCTTTTACCATTTTATTGTGTAACCTCCTAATGAGAACCTTTTATTGTTTTAAGTAAAGATCTTTTAATATTATCAATTACTACATTTTTATCCAATATAATCAGTCTTATTTATAATAATTTTAAAATTCATTGGATAACAATAAACTTTCATTAATTATTTTATTTTTATTTCTTTAATTTTATTTGTTGTAATTGTTATAAAATCATTTTGTAATAAAAAACAGTGTTTATAATCAAATAACTTAGTTCTAATCGGTAAAAATAAAATATTATCTTTATTATAAATAATAAGTTTCCAACCAAAAGTTTTTAATAACCTATTAATATAATTTTCTGTCCCATCAAAAATAAATTGGTACCAACTACAATCATCATCATCTTTATTATCTGAATTTTTCTTAGTTATGAAAACTTTAATCAAATTCTTATTCCATTTATATCTTAACTCATAATTAAAAATATTGTCATTTACTACTTGTAACATACCAATCTCTATAAATTCTTTCCAAAGAGTATTAATTGTTAAATTATCATATTTTGTTTTTTCATAAACTTTACATATATATTCTGGTAATTTAAAATCTTTAAATGTCTTTGATATATCATTAAACCATAGTTCTCTATATTCTTTAAGCGTTTGATCTATATTTTCTTTCAACACTTAACACCTACCTTTATTTAAAGTCTTTAAAAAATTAATTATTTCATCAGTGTATTCCCCTCTTGTATAAAGCATCAATTGTCCAGTTTCATCATTTTTAAGATATATAAATCCTCTTTTACCTATTCTTTTAGATAATTTATCATAATATTCCTGACATTTATTAAATATTTCCTTCTGTATATATATCATATCATCTATTTTTTCATTTATAAAAGGTTTATGAAAATATAAAGTATCATTTTCTTTACAATATCCACATATACAACCCCATGGTTTTTCTGTTAAATTTATTGTTAAAGTAATAAATTGTTTCATATCCCCAGGACAGTTATTACTAATAAATACATTAACTTTTATTTTATAAACTTCTGATGGTATTTGAAAATATTTCATATTATTATCTCCCTTTTTTATTTATTCTTAATTTATAATATATATTTTTATCATTATTTAAAAATTATATATTTATTCTTGTAATTATTTAAATAATTACCTAAATAAAATAAATAATTTATTTAGAGAAATACCCATTACATTTTTCACACTTATAAATTCTAATACCACCATATTTTTTATATTCTTTTTTTAGTGATGTTATGAATTTACATAGTCTTGAACAGTTACACTGATTAAAACTCTTCAATAGTTGTAATTCTTTTTTATACCATGCTAAACGTTTTTCTTCTCTTAGTAACATATCAACCCCTGAATCTGTAATATGACACCAAAGGTATTTAGATATTTGGTAATATACATTTAATGATGTTTGAGTTTGCTCAATTTTATTTTCAAATATTTTAATAATTAAATTCATTTAATAAAACCCCATCCCCTTATTTAAAAATTATGTTTTTGTTCTTGTAATTATCTAATTCAACATCAGATGTTAATATTAAATCGACTGGGTAACTATCAAACATGTTATTATGTGTTATCATGAATATTTGTTCAGCATTTATAATATCACGTTGTTTCTCTAATATATTAAGAAACATAATTCTATTTTTTTGATCTAATGTAGCATCAATTTCATCTAATAACATGATATTATATTTCTTTATAGATTGCTCTATTAATGCAAATGATAATGCTATTGAAACAAAGCTTCTTTCCCCTTGAGATGTGTGAATAATGTCATCAATTTTCATATTATTTCTAATATATGGGATTTTAAATTCCTTTTCATTAATTTCAAAATCATCTATTTCTAATTCACCTTTATAAACTATATCTAATAAATTATTGACAATTAATTTAGTATTCTTTAAATATAATTGAATGAATAATAGTGGTATACCTTTATTAGATGATACGGATTCTTTAATTACTAAGATTTCATCAAATTGTTCTTCAAGTATATTTCTTTCTTCATTTAATGATTTAAATTCTCTTATTTTAAACCTAGTATTATTAATTTTTTCCTCTATTTTTTTTATATGTACATCATAGTTACTTATTTCTTTCTTATAAATATCTATTCTATTAAAATAAACTTCTGTTTCTTGAAGCTTATTTTTCTTACCTATAATATAGTTATTAATCTTATTATACCTTTCTTCCAATAAGACTGAACTATTATTTAAAAATGTATATGATAAGTATAATTCTTTAGTATTATTAGATTTATCAATAGAGTTACTTAATTGAGTATTTATATCTTTTAACTCTTCTATATTATTTTCTAATGAATTAATCTCATTATTAATCTTACCTATTTCATCTTGTAATATATTTAATGATTTAGAACTTTTCTCTATAAAAATCATTTCTCTTTTAATTTCTTCAATCTTAATACTATTAGATAAATATTCTTCATAATCTTCTAAAACACTAATGTATTCAGTAATCTTTTCTTCACTATAAAACAAAATAAATTCTTTTATACAATTAAGAAGATTATCTATATTAAAGAATTCTTCTGGTAATTTATCTAATAAATCTTTATTAGTTTTAATTAATAAATATATATAACTCATATTTTTCCCAATAGAATCCATAGCTAAATAATATTCTCTTTTACTTTCAAGATTATTATTTTCTTGATTTAATTTCCCAATAGGTGTTTCTGATTTAGATGAATGACTATCATAAAAATTAATATAAGGACATTCTTTTTCTTTACATCCTGGTGCTTTAAACATAACAAATAATCCTTTATTAGTTAAACCATTCTGATTAAGATTCATAAGTTTAATATTATTTTTATTCATTTTATCATCAATTCTAAGAATATTCTCTTTAATTATCCCATCTAAATTATTCTTATTTATTATATGGTTAACTACTTCAATTACAGCATTAGAGTTAAAAGTATAAATATTAGAAATAATATTATTGATTTCTTGCATTAATCTTAAAGCTCTTAATAGTTCTTCTTTAGTACACTTAGGATTAAAGTCTTTAAATATCTTTTTATATTCACTCTGTTTATTATTTAACTCTATATAAAAATCATTTAGTTTAATATACTCAACTTCAGATATAAGGTATTTTAATTCATTATTAAGTTCATCTCTTTTTAAGTAAAGTTTATCTAATTGAGTAATATAAAAACTAATCATATTTTTATTAGATTCAATTTTATTATTAGAATTAGATATATTTTTATCTAATTCTTTTATATTATCAGAAACATCACCTATTATAATAAGATTCATTTTACTCTTTTTCTTTTTAATAGATTGAATTTCATTATGAATATCTTTTAATAATTCAATATGTGATTTTAAATCATTATTAAATGATTCTATTGAATCAGGTATTATTGATTCAATAGTAGTATTATACTTCCATATTAGACCTATATTATTCTCTCTATGTTCCTTTAACTTATTTAATTCTATTTCTAATTCTTTTATTTCATTTTTTAAGTCTTTAATATCAATAATTCTCAACTTATCTATTTTATCAACAACTGATTTTAACATAACTCTTAATAATTTACTATCTTCATTTATTTTTTTAAAGAATTGAGAATAGATATCAATATCGGATAACAACTCTGATGTAAATCCTTTTCTTTCAGTTGCTTTCATATCAATAAAATTAGTTACATTAGAACCTAATCTAATTAATTTTAAGAAATCTAATTCTAATAAAAACTCCATTAAAATACACTCTTTAAATGAATTAACATTACCATTAGGGTTTAGTTCAATATCATTTTTAGATATAAAGCTCTTAACACTAATTCCGTTTTTAGAATTAATATAATGATGTTTAATTACATATAAAATATCATCATCTTTGATATGTATTTCTTTATAACCATTCTCACCTTCTATTATTAAATTAGTGTTATTCCTAACATCCATATTACCAGGATATGCAAAAGGATGTAAGTGACTTATTAAAGATGTTTTACCTGAACCATTATCACCTACTAATAAAATAACTCTATTTTTTGATTTAGATAAATCTATTTCAATAATCTTTTTTTTCATAGAAGAATAAACACTAGCCATATTTTTTAAACATAAATACAATATTTTCATAAGTTCACCTCCAAAAAGATAAAAAAATAATAGACTAAATTTATTAGTCTATTATTTTGTTAATTCAGTATTTAAATTATATTTTGATAGATATTACCAACAATCTTACAAATTGAATTAATATCTTTTAATTGGTATCCTGCATAAAAGATACCATCTTTAAAAGTTACTGGTTTAATAATTTCTTCTTTTTCTGAAAAGAATTTTTTATATTTCACTAAAAAACCACTATATATTTTTTTACCATTTTTATCTTTTAACCCAGTGTATAAAAGTTTCTTATGAGTATTTGGATTTAAAGCCAAACCTCTTCTTATATCAATAATTCTACCATCACAAGTTATTACACATTTATCTTTCTCATATTCATTTTTATTAATACATCAGATAAGAAATTCTATATCCAATATAAAACACCTACCTTTTTAAATTCTTATTCAATCGGAATTAAAACTATTGATGGTAAACCTCTAGCTTTATCGGGACATAAATCTTTTTCAGAAAATCCCTGTGCTATTAACTTATCAGATAATTTCCTGATATATGTTTGACCTGCACGTTTATCATGAGGATGTGGTAAATAAACACATTTTTTTATTTTCCCTAATGGTTTTTTATCACCAGTACCTTCAAAATCTTTCTGTAATATAATAATATCATTATCATTATATGGTTTTAATAATTTAATTAAATCTTTTTTTCTTAAATACATTCGTTAATCCCCCTTAATTTATCTTATTTTGTATATCTACCATACTTATCAATCACATCTTTTACAATTTTATCAACTGTAGGTGACTGAATCCTTTTAACAGAAAATTCAATGTCATATTCATCGTTAATTGGATTTTCTTTTAATTCTTTTTTATTACTGAAAATACTTAAAAATATATTATGCTCTGAACGTGTATTTTCTAAAACCATAGTATATCTTTTTACACGATAAATATGTTTCTTTAAGAATCTACAATAATGTATATCACTAGAATAGTAATTCTCTGTAGTAAAATCTTTTATATTCTTAGCATATATAACTCTATCCTTTTCTAAATCTAAATACCAAAAATAATCACTGTTATCATTTAGAGGATAAACTCTCCAATCCTCTTTATACCCAAAATACTTATATATTTTTTTCTGTAATTTTATATAATTATTAAGTAATTTTATTTTTTATACCCCCTCTCTAAAAATTATATTACTTATAAAACAGGTCGCCAACCATATTCTAAACCTTTTTCAGAAGTACCCAGTATATCCCAAAATACACTAGATATATACCCACGAATTATAGCTGAAGTATTATCTCCATAAACTCCTTTACGTATTTCTTGACAAATAGTAAAATTGTTATACCAATTCCATATTTTATTATGTTCTAAATTCAACTTATCTTTATTAGATAAACCTTCTTTTATTTTATATAAAGGTTTAATTAAATTTGTAATATCTTTACTATTAATAATAAAGTTATCCCATTCATTACCTGGTGTTCCTTTAGAATCATTGTCGAAACTTATGCAATCAATGCCTCCAGTTAATACTCTTAATTTATATTTCTTTTTATCAATATAAACACTCTTACCATAAATTAAATTATACTTATTAAGTTCATTAAAAGATACATTAACTAAAATAACTCTATCTGAAATTAATAAGACTCTATTATCGATAATAAATTTATTCCATTTCAACTTATTTTTGTTATCTGAGGAGGTATCACCTATTTTCCATTTACCCATATCAGGCAATGAAGAAAAATTAATTATATTTCCTCTCTTCCACGGTTTTGTAGGATATGGTTATTCAATCCCATTCTTTAAAAGAGTTCCTAAATCAACTTTACCCAAATATTCTATCAATATTTAACACATCCCTAAATTATTTTACTATTTTTTATATAATAATAATTACAAATGTCATAAGCGGGACATACTTTATACAGTCTATTATCATAGTAATAATTAATTAGTTCTTTTTTACAACGTGGGCAGTATATACAGTCATATGGTATTCTCGCACTTGGTTTATCATTTTTAATAACATCGAATAAATTCATATTCATCTCCTTTATACAATTTAGTATCAATTCTATATTTTAATATCAATAGTTAATCCACCACCACTATTATTGTCAGATGGTTTTTTATTCTTTTTCTTACCTTTTTTTTCTACTTTCTTTTGAAACTTTTTTAGCATATCAAATACATCATCAATACAAAAATTATCAGAGTTTATTTTAGCCACATAAAACACTCCTTTTTTATTTTATTTTAATAATAATATATATTCATATATGATTTTGTTGTTGAAATAATAAAAAAATAAAATCCAATAATTATTGGATTTTATTTTATGATAAAATTAATTAATATTTTTCTAATAACTTACTAAATTTATTAACTAATAATAAGGATAAATCTTCATCCTTTAAGTTAATATTATTAGCTTCTTTACCAAATAAATAAATTAAACGTGTGATACCAAACTCAGAAACCAATGAAGTTATTTTTTCTTTACTTTTTATTGATAAAGGAATTTTTATTTCTTTTTCAAATAAATTAAAAAATATTTCATCCTCTTTAGAAGGAGTATAGTATAATCCATGAATTGCCCAGTTTCTAACTATAGAAACAAAATAACCAAAGGTTTGTTTTTTATCATCATCTTTTCTAGAAAATACATCTATGGCTGCTTCTAAATATTTAATAGGATTAAGCTTACGTGAAGTAAGATAAAAGTATAATTCTCTTATACCTTTAACTTCAATATCCTGTTCATTAATATTTGGGGATATATTCTTCTTATAATAATTTATTAAATGGTCTATTTCTGTACCAACTTTATCAACTTTATTCCGAGTATTAGTTTTTGTCTGTATTCTACTCCATGCTGACCTAACTGTAGTGATAAGTATATTCTTATCTTTTGAGAATTTCTTTAAACCATCCAATTTGTCATCTTCAACATATTTAATTAATTCATTTTTTAATTCATCTGTCCAATTAATACGTCCCATTATTTATTACATCTCCTATTGTATTTTTAAATGAATTATATAAATAATATATATTCATATATAATTTTGTTATTGAAATAATAAAAAAATAAATCTAAGAAATTAATCTTAGATTTATTAAATATAAATTAAGTAATTTTATTATTAGACCCTAATAAATACATTATCACATTTGCAGTAATATCAGGATCTTCAATATTAAATCCAGTAATTAATTCTATAGTTTCCATATAATTTTTAAAATAAAAATAATCTAAGAACTTAATAGCTTTTTTAGTAAATTCTTCTTCATTTAATTTACTAGTATATCTCCAATTATGAATAATAGTTTCAACAATACGTTCATCTTCATAATTTTCTGTACTAAATCCACCATACCAATCTGAAGATAAACAAGCTACTAAACCAGCGAATGAACTGGTTTTAATATTTTCAGCTTTAGGATAATTTACAATTGAATAATAAAGAGCATTATTTAAAACATGATTACCATATTCTTTATTAACAAGACTAAGTCCTCTAAATCCTTTACTTGATACTAATTTTAATATTTTACTTTCATCATCAGTGTTATTAAAATATTTTAAAACAATATCTTTATTTAATATCATTATAAACTCCCCCTTATATTTTATAATTCAATTAAAGTTTTTCAGTATCAATATCATCAATAATTTTCATAAACGATATAGTTTTTCCCGATTATTAAGTGCTAAACAGATATCTTTAGCTTGTTCAGAATTTTGACATAGAGCTATTAATATACTATTTTCATCATGAACACCACAATCATTAACTTCACCAACATAATACCCTTTATGTTTATTTTCATCTTGATTTAATTTATCATCAATGTGATAACATTTCTGACACTTTTCTTTATTATCAATTTTATCGAAATAATATCTATCTAATTCTTTACCACAAATTTGACATACTTTTTTAGTACCATCTTCATTTAGGGTACCATCAAATATCTTTTTATTTTTTCTATATTCAAACATATTCAAATAATCATGAACTTTAGTTTGTTCAAAAATTTCTTTAGCTGTAAGAAAATTCTTCCTTAATAATTGAAGTCTTTTCCATTTATTTTCATCCCACTCAAACCTTTCACTAAATTCTTTAAAAAATTTTAATTCACTACATTCATCATCATCGTCATCTTTACAATCCCAACCACAAATAATCCCATAAATCCAAACATCTTCTTCACATAAACTAAAATCTTTAGAACTAAATGATATTATATGTTCTAAAGATTTAAAAGGATTTTCATTAAGAGTTAAATCATCAACAGATCTAACCAATTTATTAACTTCATTAAGGTTCACTTTATTATCTCCTTTTTGATTAATAATAGAAAGTTTAATTTTTTCTTCTGTTATTATACCATCTTCTAAAAGACTATGAAGTTTATCAAGATCAATCCCATCTTCCTTTTGTATTTTAACTTGAATCCAAGTTGGTTCATTTTCTCTATAATCTAACCATGTTCTAGGTTCTTTGTTTAAGACATCTCTAAACATTAATACAATTCTTTCACCTGCTTTTTTACACTTAACAAAACCAGCAAGGTCATAACCAACACCTCTTGATTGAAAATATTCACCATTTCCATCTTCAGGACGAATATCAGGACGAACATATTCGTGTGCAGGTATATTTTTTCTTGGATGTTCTTTTAATAATGGATAAACAGCAGGTTCACCTAAACCCATTCTAGATTTAGTTATACCATCAGATAAAATTATAAAGAAAGTTTCACACTCGCCACATTTAACAGGATTGGCACCGTAACCTGAAACACCAGTTCCATAACAATAATCACAACCACAATTAATACATCCCCAATGTTTAAAACTAGATGCACTTACAGCAATAATTTCATTTTTTACATCAGACATAATTTACAATCTCCTTTTATCTATTTATTTAAAATTTAGTTTTTTTATACTTCATTTCTAAAATATTTTCATAGATAAATAAGTGTTTCTAAAATTTCTCTTGTCTCTATACCAATCTTTTTTTCTTGGAAATTTTTTATCAACTAGAGCAGAATTAAACTTAAGTTTATCTGCACAAGTTTTGTTATCAATCTCTAATTGATGACAATTACAATATTCATAACACCTGTTCATTGTCCATGGTTGACCATTATGGTCTAAACCTAAAATCATTACACCCTCATCCGTGTACAATATAACTCCGGGTAATTCTTTTGTATACATTTCATATACCTCCGCTTTGTTTTATTTATTTTAAAAATCTTTACTATCAATAATTATACTTTCTCTTAGTGGATTCATTTTATCAGTTCCATTATCAAATAGCTCCAATCTCCAATCAATACCTAAAACTTCACACCATACTTTAAAATTAGATACAGACATTTTAGTAGTATTATTTAATCCTGATTTTCTATTATTGAGAGCATAATTATCTAAAAACTTATTCTTATAATTTTTTAGATTTATCCTTTTATCAATAATAATCTTTTTAACAGCAACTTTTAAAAAATCATCTGTTGGTTTAATTGTAAGTTTAGGTATTTCTCTATTATTATTAATAATTTCAATAGCTTCAGGACTAGTAAAATCTTCTTTATTTTCTTTTACTTTATCGAATAACCAATCAATATTTAATTCTGTAATATTATCTATACTATAAAAATTTCTCTCCTTCCTACTTGGTTCAACAAATTTATATGTTCCGTTTTCTATATAAATACCTGGTTCTAATTCACTCTTAAGTTTATTAATTTTACCATGAAATATATATACTAATACACCTTTTATATAAGCAAATCCTTTTTTCAATTTAATATTTTTTAAAAATGGTTTAACCTCATGTATATCATCATCTTTAGTGAAGATACATCTTCCTAAAAATACTTTTACTTTAGGCATATAAACAACCCCTTATTGGTTTTTATTATATAAATAATATATATTTATATATTTTATAAAAAAAATAAAAGGGTTTTAAAACCCTTTTATTTTTTCTTCAGAAGCATACCATTCACCTTTATCAAAATTTAACCAGACTTTATTTCTTATAATTTCTTTTATAACGGATATTGGAACATTCTTTCCAGTTAAATATTTAGCGAATCTAATACATAAAGTAATATATCCTTCCCTTCGTTCTATGATTGCTTTAGACATACCTAGAAGTAATCCTGGATTAATAGAAATTTTTCCTTTTCTACCTCTCTCTTCTTCGTATTTTATACTTTCATTTATAACTTCACTAACAGTTTCAAAAGCTTCATCACTAAATTTAACCAGTTCTAAAAACATTTTTATCATCAACCTCTCTTAAATTTATTTATCTCTAATAAAATAATATATAATTATAATTTATAAATATATTAATTAAAATTAAAAATCTCTTTATCTGATTTTGGTCTAAATACAAAACCTTTAACTTCTTCTTTTTCTTTGTTATTCACATCTGAAATAGGATGATATTTCTTATTAACAATACTAATATTATTTAAATCCTCTTCTTTATCTAAACAACTTACATAATAATTTAATAATTGTTGTGAATATGTATGTATATCAATTTTACTTAATGTATAAAATAATGATTCAAAAGCATCAATAGGTAATTCGACAAAATTATCACTATTATTTATATACATGATAATACCTTCATAAGAAACTTCATTTTCATCATATACAATTGCAGGTTTTATTATCATTCTTTGATTTAGACCTAAGTTATAAATTTTTATAATATACTTATTTACCATATCAGAATATATTATAATCTCACCTTTAGAGTTCATTGCAAATATATCATCTTTATACATATTATCTAACATAATTTTAAAATTTTTTATTAACTGATATATATTACGTTGAGTAATCATAATAGATTTGCTCATATTCCATTCTTCTTCTTTATTATTTATATCTATCGATAAATAAGCTGATGGATTTAAAGTAAGATATTTTACTTTATTAAATTCAAATTCTTTATGATAACTTTCTATCTTATTATTTTTTTCTTGATATAATTTAACATTAATTTTTAAAGTAAAATTTTTAACTGGTTGTAAAATAACTCTACTAATTTTTTGTACTTTATTCATTTTATCACCCTAACAAATAAAATGCTCTATTATTAAGTTGAAGGTGAAATAAAAAAATAATAAAGTGATAGATATAAATAATCTATCACTTTATTACATAGGTATCAAATTATTAAAATAGGACGTTCTATTGAAGTAATTGGTGTAAAACCTATATAAAAATATTCTGCCAATTCAGGTGAAATTTCATAAATTTTTTCTATTATTTTTTTACATAATTGACTATTAACAATAGAATTAGCAGGTATTTCAATAAAACGTTTATTATTTTCATTTTCAGTAATAAAAATTATATATTTATTATTTATAGTAATATTTAATTTACCTAAAACCCATTTATAACTTACTGTAGGAGAATACCTAAGATTACCACTTTTTTGTTTAGATTTATAAAAATCACCTAAGTCACATCTGATTAAATTATCCCAATTGGGTAAATCAATTACATTTTGAATACAAATATAATATTTTTTTAGAATAATATTATATTCACGATTAGATAGTTCTTCATTAGTTAATATCGGACCATTTAAAAAATTTACCTTTTTCATTGTCACATTATAAAACCTCCTAACATTAAATTTTATTATTTCTATATTAATAATATTATACAATTAGTATGTGTAATAAAAAATATCACACATACTAAATTATCATACTAAATATCTTCTTCTATACCATCCATTTTAATCTTGATATAGAAAAGATTCGTATTCTCATTTTCTTTTCTTGTAACTCGAAACTTATTATTGATATCCCTTATAGAATTAATTCTATCTAAATATTCTTCTTCATTTTCATATTCAAGTGAAACAAAACATTTATTAGGTTCATTGGTTTTACGATAATTAAATAAATCTTTTTCAAATAAACATTTAAAACTTTCTGGTTCTCTTGAATCATCAAAGAATAATCCATGAGTTTTACAGAAAGGTGTTATAATACCTGAAGTTCCAGGATCTGAGTTACCACAAACGTTTATATCTAATTTTCCTATATATGAAGGATGAATATCTCGATATTTTTTTGATATCCTATTGTCATTCTTTCCTCCTATAGAATTCGGACCCTTAATTGTATATCTTAGCTTACTAAAAAAGTCCATATCATTTATTTTATCCGTTGTGTTCACATTACTCGTCAAATAATGCAGTTCTCTTATGAACTTCCCTAAGTTTCCCTAGGATACCAGACTATATCTTCATCCTTAATTAAGTTAATTACTCT